CGCCGACTTCATTCGGGAGGCGTACAACAACCGCTAGACCCGTTCGAGCACGACGCGGAGCGCCCCGGCCAGATGGTCGGGGCGCTCCGATGTTCAACAACGTGAGATGTCTCTGACCTAGCGTCCCGAGCGAGGTTGAGGAGCACGGGGCGGCGCGATGCCCACCGGGCCACCTCCCTCCCCCGCGACAGGCGCGATGCCGTCGACGAGGCCACACCCGTAACCGTGGTGCGCCCGTTGATGCGCGCCCATCGCGAAAGGGCCACACCTCATGGCGCTCGAAGTCACCGGCCGTTCCCAGGCCGAAGCCCTGATCCCCGAGACGCAGGTCAAGGAGATCATCAAGGAGCTGCCGACCAAGTCGGCCGCGCTGTCGCTCTGCCGCCAGGTGCGCATGAGCACCAAGAAGTCCAGCCAGCCCGTCCTCAGCACGCTGCCCGCGGCCTACTGGGTCAACGGCGACACCGGTCTCAAGTCGACCACGAAGGCTGCGTGGGAGGGCGTGACCATGGTCGCCGAGGAGCTCGCGGCCATCGCGCCGATTCCCGAGGCCGTGCTCTCCGACGCCGGCTATCCGCTGTGGGACGAGGTCAAGCCGCTGCTCGTCGAGGCGATCGGCGCCGCGATCGACGCAGCCGCATTCTTCGGCACGTCGAAGCCGGCGAGCTGGACCTCGGAGGCGATCATCCCGGGCGCACTCGCGCAGGGGAACGACATCGCCGAGGGGACCGGCGAGGACGTCGGCGTCGACATCGCGGAGATGGGCGAGCTGCTCGCCATGCAGGGCTACAACCTGCGCGCCTTCGCGGGGCAGCCGGGCCTGCAGTGGCGATTCACGAAGGTCCGGACCACGGAGGGCCTGCCGATCTACGGCAGCGGTGACATCTCGCAGGGCCGTCCCTCCTCGCTGTACGGCATGCCGTACTCCGCGGTCGACAACGGCTCCTGGGACTCCTCGGAGGCGATCCTCGTCGGCGGCGACTTCACGAAGGCCGTCATCGGGATCCGCCAGGACATCACGTTCAAGCTGTTCACCGAGGGCGTCATCTCGGACGACGACGGCAAGATCCTGCTGAACCTGATGCAGCAGGACTCGGCCGCCATGCGCGTCGTCTTCCGCGTCGGCTACGCCCTCGCGAACCCCGTGTCGCGCCTCGCGGCCGCCGACGAGCGCTTCCCGTTCGCGGTGCTCACCCCCGGCTCCTAGAAGCCGCCCCTGACGACCGGGGGGTGCGAGGTCGCGCTCCGCGCGCTCCCCGGTCGCAGTCCCACCCCGAATCCCTGACCGGAGGTCTTCCGTGGATCCGCTCGTCGACCAGCCATTCGTGCTGAACGTCACGGGCGTCGACATCGGCACGGAGGTCAACGGCCGGGGCGCGAAGCTCATCGAGATCGTCACCGGGCTCGTCGCCGAGGATCTCGGCTTCGCCGCCGACACCGATCCGACGACGGTGTCCATGCACGTCCGGGTCGTGGCCGCCCAGTACGTCGCGACGATGTTCGTCGCCGGCTCGAGCGCCGACCCCACCTCCTCGGTCAAGGCCGAGCAGATCGACGACTACCGCGTCGAGTACGCGGTTCCGGGCGGCGGCCCGTCGATCAACCTCGCCGCCCTGCACGACGACCTCGTGACGGCGAACAGCGCCGGCGCGTCGAAGTCCTATAGCGTGAGCACGCTCGGCGAGCGCCCTGCTCGCGGCTGCGGCCTGGCCGAAGTGGGGCCGTCGTGGCTGTGACCGACCTCCTGACGCGCGCTGTGACACTGCGCTACGCGACCCCCGCCGGCGTCGACGGCGACGGGCAGCCCACCGTCACCGCGAGCACCGTCAACGCGACGTGCTACGCGACCCAGGCGCGCGCATCGATCGACGACGGCGTCCGCATCGCCACCGACGAGCTGCGCGTCTACCTGGCGCCCGGCGTCGTCCTCGACCACCTCGTCGGCATCGAGCTCGACGGGCTCGCGTACGACCTGGCGACGGTGCCCCGGGCGCAGCACAACCCGCGGACCAAGGTCGTCGAGTACGTCGCGTTCAACGTGCGACGGGCGGTGTCGTAGTGGCGATCACCGCGCGCTACCGCGCCCACCCGAAGTACGAGGACATCGTCGTGAACGCGACCGGCGAGCTGCCGGCCGCGCGTGCCGCTGCGCAGAACGTGGCCGAGCAGGTCGCGGCCACCGCGAAGGCGAACGTCAGTGCGCTCACCTTGACCGGCCGTGGCGCCCAGCAGGCGCAGGCCGCCGTGGCGGCCGAGATCGGCGTGCTGCCGGTCGAGTCGTTCCGCCGCAAGCAGCGCCACAAGGGGACGCTCATCCCCGTCGCGCTCGTCGTGGCCGATCACCCGATGTCAAAGTGGTTCGAGTACGGCCACGGCCGGTCGTTCCCGCTGACGCGCTTCCTGCGGTCCGCCGGCATGGTCGGTGCTCGCCTCGGCGCGACGTTCAAGGCACGGGGGCGGCGATGACGACGCCGACCATGCCCGACACGGTGCGCGCGCTGCGCACTCTCGCCGCGGCTGACGCGGGAATCGCCGAGCTCGTGGGCGATTCGGTGTTCGCGCGCAAGCTGCCCGAGGGCGCCACGCCGCCGCTCGTGCTCATCCCGCCGGCGTTCGCGACCCCGGGTGCACCACCCACGCCCCAGTGGTGGGACGTCGTCGCGACGTTCGACCTGCACGCCGAGACCGTCGACGACGCCAACGACCTGCTCAAGGCGGTCCTGGCGTTCGTCCCCACCGTCGCCGGAGGCCACGACGACGTCGTCGTCTCCGACTGCCAGGCGGAGGCCATCCAGGAGCTCTATGACGCCGCCTGGACGCCGCCCCGGCACCGATATGTCGTGACCGTCGCCCTGACGGCACGCGAACCGTAGGAGGTTGAGATGGGACTCGAAGCAACCGAGGTCCGCGTCGCCGGAGCCGGTCACGTCTACGTGGCCCCGGCGGGCACGGCCCTCCCGGAGGATCTCGAGGCGCTGCCGGTCGACTACGTCGACCTCGGCTACGTCACCACGGACGGGTGCACTTTCACCCTGAACCGCGAGACGACGAACGTCGACGCGTGGCAGGGATCGAAGCTGCGCGTGCTCGTCACCGACGACCCGGTGAGCGTGAAGTTCGCGCTCATGCAGTCGAACGCCGACACCTTCGAGGTGGCGTTCGGCGGCGGCGAGGTCACCGAGCCGTCGCCCGGGGTCTACAAGTACAGCCCGCCGGCGAAGGGCGAGAACGCCGAGCGCGTCCTCGTCATCGACGGCATCGACGGCGACGTCACCTACCGGTTCGTCTTCGCCCGCGTGCAGATCGAGGACAGCGTCGAGTTCGCGCTGTCCCGCACCGCGGCGACGACGTACCCGATCCCGTTCGGGGTCCTCGACAACGGCGACGAGGACAAGTGGTTCCTCCTCTCCGACGACGAGGCCCTCGCCGTCGGCTCGTAGCCATCCACCAGCGGGGGCGTCGATCCGGCGCCCCCGCTGGGCCGTACCCCAACCACCACCCAGGGCAGGAGACCCGAGATGAAGTTCAAGATCACGTACCCCGACGGCCAGGCGACCACGGTCAAGGTCAAGCCGAAGCACTTCATGCAGGCGGAGCGCGACGGCCGCAGCGCCGCCGACAAGTCGAGCATCGAGAACACGTTCTACCTCGCGTGGCTGGCGGCCGGCGCGCCCGACGACTTCGACGAGTGGGTCGACAGCACCGACGACATCAAGAACGTCGACGAGGACGCGGCCAAGGCCGGCGTCTACGGCGTGGGCCCTACCACCAGCGAATCGCAGCCCTAGCGGTTCGCATCCCGACCGCGCCGGCCTTCCTGGAACGAGAGGAGGAGGAGATGATCCGCGCGCTCGAGCACTACGTCGTCAAGCGTGACGAGTGGCCCCAGGCGACCGAGCTCCTGGCGCAGATCGTCGACCTCCTCCACTCGTTCCTGCGGGCCTACGGCAACGTCCATCGACCCGAGGGCACGCCGGCCATGACCGGGCCCACGTACCGAGTCCCGCGACCATGGGACAAGGCGGCGGACGACGAGGTCATGAGCTTCGGCGCGTTCGCGCGCCGAATGCAAGCGTCCCGACGGAAGCGGCCGGCCCGTGGCTAGCGACGCGGTCGGTGGCCTCTACCTCGCCGTCGGGATCGACGGCGATGCTGCACTGCGCGAGGCGCGTCAACTCCACGAGGAGATGGCGCGCATCGCGCGGCAGATCACCGAGATCGGCAAGGGCGCGTCCCTCAAGCCGCTCGCCAACCAGCTCGCGCAGGTCCAGCAGCAGGCGAAGGCCGCGGCCGTCTCCGCCGCCGGCGGCGGCCAGTCGGGCTCGAACGACCTGCAGCGCATGCTCGCCGACCAGCGGCGCGCGCTCGCGGACATCCAGGCGCAGCGTGCGGCCGCGTCGAAGGCCGCCGCGGACGCGACGGCGCTCGAGAACCGCGTCACGATCGAGAGCATCGCCCAGCAGGCCGTGGCGCGGCAGCGGGCCGCCCAGGAGGCCGCAGCGGCCCAGGCGCGCCTGTCGCAGATGACGATGGCGGACCTGCAGCGCGAGATCGCCGCCACGTCCCGGGCGGCCGACGCCCAGGTCCGTTCGGCGCAGCGCACCGCCCAGGAGGGCATCGCCGCGTCGAACCGCACGACGAACGTGATCGAGCAGAACCGGCTCCGCGAGGTGCGTGCCGCCGAGCAGGCCGCGCGCCGCGAGGCCGCCGCAGCGAAGAAGGCCGCCCAGGAGGCCGCCCGGGCGCGACGGGCAGCCCTGCCGACGTCGGCCGCTCTCGGCGCCAGCGCCCAGGAGTTGTTCGTCGGCCTCGGTGCCGCGCGGTCGGGCAACTACTTCTACGGCCTGGCCGCCGGCGCGCGCTACGCGAAGAACCTCACGTCGGCGTTCTCCGGCATGGGTGTCGCCGCAGGCATCGCTGCCGGCGCGATCGGCCTGACCGTCGCCGCCGTCGGTGCGCTCGGCGTCGGCGTCACGGCCATCGGCTACAAGCTCGCCGCCTTCGGCGAGGAGACAGCCGCGTCGTTCGAGATGCTCAAGATCCAGCTCTCCGGCCTCCTCGGCTCCACGAAGGCCGGCGCCGAGGAGATGAAGTTCCTCCTCAACCTCGGCAAGGAAGCGACCGTCCCCACCGAGTCGCTCATCCAGGCGGACCGGCTCATGCTCGCGTTCGGCGTCAACGTGACCAGCGTCCGCCGCAAGCTCGTCGAGTTCATGGCCGACTTCGGCACCGCGACCGGCGCGACCCAGGAACAGGTCTACTTCCTGTCCCTCGCCCTCGGCCAGGTCGCCTCCGCCGGCAAGGCGAACACCGTCGACATGCGGCAGCTCGCGAACGCCGGCATCAACACGATGGGCGTCTACAAGATCATCGGCCGCGAGATCGGCCTGTCGGCGCAGGAGGTCTCGGCCAAGGTCAAGGAAGGCATCATCACGGCCGACCGCCTGTTCCCGGCGCTCGAGAAGTACGGCGCGAAGTTCCAGAAGACCGCCGACGCCGCCCGGAAGTCGACGATCGGCCTCATCTCGAACATCAAGGACACGATCACCACGAACCTCGGTGTCGCCTTCGAGACGGTGAACAAGCGGATCTCCGGCGTGCTGCAGGGGATCATGGACCTGCTGCCCCGCATCAACTTCGCGAACATCGCGGCCGCCGTCAACAACGTGCTCTCGATGATCTCGGGCCAGTTCGGCACCGCGAAGTCCGCCGGCGACACCTTCGTCACGTTCATGAACACGACCCTCCCCCAGGCCATCAACACCGTCGGCGGCGCAGTCGCGGAGATCGTCCGGCAGTTCAAGCTCTGGTGGGCGGTCGCGCAGGAGGTCGGCGCCGCGACCCGCGTCGCCTACAACCTCATCGCGCATGCGGTGCTCGAGGTTGCTATGGCCGCGTACGACGCGACGAACGCGATGACGTTCGGCATCGGTGGGCTCGTCGACTCCGCGACGGCTGGCATCCGAAACAAGCTGGTCGAGACGCAGGCGTCGATCGACGCGGCCGGCCTGGCCGCGCTCGACGACCTCGCGAAGGTCGACGCTCAGGTCAACGCCCTGTGGACGCAGCCGGCGTACAAGCCGCTCTACCTGGCGCAGGTCCCAATCGGTCCCGTGATGGACGGCTGGGCTGCGAAGTACCAGAAGCCCGCCGCGACGCCGACGGTTCCCCACATCGCGACGCCGCTGCCGTCCGGCGGCGGGAAGGGTGGCGGTGGATCGAAGACGGACCCCGAGCTCGAGCGACTCAAGAAGTGGCTCGAGCAGGTCAAGGATCTCGTGTCGAAGGCGTCGGACGCGTCGAAGACGCTGTACGACGACCTGCGGCGCCCGTTCGCGAAGCTCCGCCCGACGGTGCAGTCCGAGCTGCAGCAGGCGTTCACCTCCGGCGACGCCGAGACGGTCATCACCCAGTTCGAGAAGACCCGGGACGCGATCCGCGAGATGTTCGCGCCACTCGAGTCGAAGGAGCTGAACAAGTCGGCGTCGTCGCGCAAGGCCGCGGTCCGCCTGCGCAAGCAGTACATCGCCGAGCTGCGGAAGTCGACCGGCGAGCTGGTGAAGCTGGCCGAGGCGGACCGCGTCGCCCAGGCGACGTTCGACGAGATCGAGAAGCAGGTCACCGCCGCCCAGGCCGACATCGAGAAGCGCCGGACCGCGCTGGCCGCCCAGTACGCGGCCCAGCAGAAGGTCATCACCCGCCAGTTCGACTCGTACTACGAGGCGACGAGCGCCACCCAGGGCCGGTTCGTGAAGGGCGCGATCGACACGGCCCAGGCCGCCCTCGACGCCGCGACGACCGCGTACGAGGCTGCGCGCGACAAGCTCGACGAGCTCAAGGCGGCCCGGGACGACTACCTGTCCTCGCTGGCCGACACGGTCCGGTCCTACGTCAACGACCTGTCGAACGTGACGAAGGAGATCGAGCGCTACACCCGGCTCGACAACGTCGGGTCATTCTCGATGGTCACCGAGTCGCAGGCGTCCGTCGCATCGTTCAAGGCGTCGCTGACGGAGCGGCTCGAGGCGCTCAAGAAGTGGCGCACCGACGTCGCGACGCTCATGGCCGGCGGGCTGGACTCCACGCTGCTCAAGGATCTCGTGGCGCAGGGGCCGGAGGCGACGAAGGATCTCGTCGGCTCGCTGGCCGGCGCGTCGTCGGACGAGATCGCGCAGATCAACGCCCTGCAGTCCCAGCTCTCCGAGCAGATCACCGGCATGCAGCAGGAGGCGTCGGCGAAGTGGTTCGACGCCGGCATCGCCGCGCAGGAGGCGTTCACCGCGCCCCTCAAGGCGGCGATGGACGCTGCGCAGGCCCAGGTCGATGCGCTGAACCAGCAGAAGGATCTCGCGCTCGGCGTGCTCGAGGCGTGGAACGCCGAGCAGACCGAGCTCCTGGACGCCCAGCAGGCCGAGCAGGACGCGCGCCTGGCGACCGCCCAGGCGACGCTGAACGCGACCCTCGAGGCGAACAAGGCGAAGGCGACGACGATCGCGAACGCGATCCAGAAGACCCTGGGCACGCTGCCGGGGCACGCGGTCGCCATGGGCATCGACACGATCCAGGGCCTCATCGACGGCCTCGAGTCGAAGAAGCCGGAGCTGCTGGCCGCGGCACGGAAGATCGCCGAGGAGGTCCGGTCGACGATCGCGAGCGCCCTCGACATCCACTCGCCGCCGCCGTGGGCGATCGAGATGGGTGGCGACATCTCGACGGGCCTGGCGATGGGCATGGAGGGCTCCCTGGACCGGATCGCGGTCGCGTCGGACGCGATGGCCGCAGCGGCCGTGCCGAGCGTGAACGCGGCCTCGCCGAGCGCCCTGACGTTCGCGCCGGGCATCACGGTGAAGATCGGCGACCGCGAGCTCATCGACATCGTCGACGTCCAGATCGAGCAGCGCGACGCGGAGTCGCTGAGCTACGTACTCGCGGGACGGCGGCGCTGACATGGCACTCGACACGGTGACGTTGACGGCCACGATCGGCGGGTCCGGGCGGTGGGTGCTGCTCACCGTCGACGCGCCCGGCATGACCCAGGGCACGGTGTATCGGGTCAGCGCCGACGGCAAGCAGGCGGTGCGAGGCGCGTTCGAGAAGGACGCGGAGGACACGCTGATCGCCGCGGACTACGAGATGCCGCAGAACAAGGCGCTCACCTACGTCGCGAGCGTCACCGACGGCATCGAGACCCGCGAGTCAGTGCTCGTCACCGTCGACGGCGTCATCGACCGCGGCGCTGACGTGCTGTTCGGGCTGACGAACCCGCTCGCCTGGGTTCCTGTCGTCGTGCGGCGGGCGCCGAGTTTCACGCGCAAGGCTCGTCGGGACATCGTCGAGATCCAGGGGCGCCCGGACCCGGTTGCCGTGAGCGACGTGCGCCTGTACCCGTCCGGCACCCTGCCGCTGGCAACGTTGGATGACGCCGGCCGCATCGCCATGACGCAGCTCCTCGACTCGGGGGCGATCATCGCGTTCAGCCCGCGGCGTCCCACCTACGGCTTCGACGACGTCTGGTACCTGTCGGTTGGCGACGTCGATATGACGCCGTACACGGATCGCGGCTACCACGGTGAGCGTCAGTGGGATCTCCCGGTGCAGCGGGTCGCTCCCCCGCCGGCGACGTTCGTCGGACCCGCGTTCGCGACCTGGCAGGCGGACCTCGACGAGGGGCTCACGGAGGGTCAGTACCTCGCGAGCGGCCGCACCTGGCTCGACCTCATGGTCGGTGCGTGATGTTGACCGCGACCCCGAAGTTCCACGCCCACCTGCGCATGTCGCACTCGGTCACCTGCCGCGCCGGACTGTGGCTGCCGGGCGAGGACGGCGCCTACGAGTTCCAGGGCTATCTCGGCGTGGCCGGCGGTGAGCTGTCGATCGACTGGACCCGACAGATCCGTCGCCAGGTGACGCGGCTCATCTTGTCGACGCTCGAGTCGACGATCGCCAACCGCTTCGCCGGCCCTGCCGCGCGTTCCTACGTCGAGTCGCTCACGACGCAGTCCGCAGAGCTGACGATCGAGTGGGGCCTGCGGTACCCGGACGGGGACGAGTGGGTGCAGATCGCTCGGCTGCGCGTCGAGGAGTCCGTGCTATCGGGCACGTCCGGTTCGATCGACGTGACCGCGTACGACCCTGCGACCCGGGTCGCCGACTTCGACCTCGTGACCGTCTACGCGCCGTACGACCTCGAGGGCGCGAAGCTCACCTACCTCGAGGCGATCCAGGATCTCGTCGACACCGCCTACCCGTCGGCGCATCCCCCGACCTGGCACGTCGACCCGTCGATCGACGACGTGAGCCTGCCGCCGGACGGGACCGCGTTCACGGGCGCCCGATGGGACGCGATCGACTCGCTGGCGGCCGCGATCGACGCCGAGGTCTACACCGACGCCAACGGCGACTGGTGGGTCACGCCGATCACCCGCTCCACGGCGGCCGTGTGGCTCGCGAATGCCGGGCAGGACGGCGTCCTCGTCGACGACTCCACGCGGTTCAGCCGGCGCGAGCAGTACAACGCGGTCGCGATCCGCTGGGAGAACCCGACGAACGGTGGCGGCCTCGTGTTCCTCGTCGACGCCGACCCGACGTCGCCGACGTACTACGACGGGCCGTTCGGCCGCAAGCCGCGCCCCGAGGAGACCGTCGCGACGATCACCACCGAGGAGCAGGCCATCGCCTACGCGACCTCAGTGCTCGGCCGGTACACCGGGCGCACGAAGTCGATCGACCTGACGACGCTGCACAACCCGCTCCTCGAGCCGGGCGACGTCATCGGCGTGCGGCTGCTCAACGGCACGGCCGAGCGGCACATCGTCGACTCGATCCGGCTGCCGTTCGGCGACGGCACCATGACCATCGCCACCCGTGTCCTGCAGTCCGGGGTCACCTATGCCGAGGCCGGCGTCGACTACGCCGACGAGCGCTACACGTACCTCGGCGTCCCTCCGCTCGAGGAGGTCGACCCGGGGTGAACCGACGAGACCCGAACCTCCTCCTCGACGCCGCAACTCGAGCGGCCGCGGCCACCGCCGTCCAGGCGACCGCGACGCTGCGCTTCGGCGTCGTCACCGCGGTCGACACCGAAACCGGGACCATCACGGTCCTGCTGGCCGGCGTCGAGGTGCCGGGAATCCCCTGCATGGGCTCATACGACGACGCAGCCGTCGACGACGTCGCGTGGCTGCTGCACCAGACCTCCACTCTCATCGCGATCGGAAGGGCATAGCCATGGGCGACTACACCCCGGACGGGTCGAGCCTTGTGTTCGACGTTCCCGAGTACAGCGACGTCCGGGACGGTCCGTCGATGCTCAAGGCGTTCGCTGACTCGGTGGCGCCGGCGATCGACGGCAAGGCCGGGTTGGACGCCGACCTGAGCACGAAGACCGCGAACTACGTCCTCACCGCTGACGACGCCGGCCGGATCGTGGAGATGAACCTGGCCGACGCGAACACTCTCACCGTACCCCCGGGTCTGCCCGCGAAGACGCAGGTACTCGTCGTCCAGATCGGCGCCGGCCAGACCACGCTCGTCGAAGGGGACGGCGTGACGATCCGGAAGCGGTTCGGGCTCAAGATCGCGGCACAGAACGGAGCCGTGCTGCTCTACGCCCGGACGTCGACGGACTGGGTCGCGATCGGGGCGACCAGCGCATGAGCATCCTGTGGGGCTCCGTCGCGCAGCAGCTCGTGTTCAACGCGGCCGCCGGCGGCACCGAGTACGACGTCACCTACCTGGGCAAGGCGTGCCGCCTGCACCTGTGGACGACAGCCGGCGACAAGGTGCTCACGATCACGGCCAACCCGAAGCCGTTCTGGATCCGAGGGTTCGCCGGCGGAGGCGAGTCTGGATACGCCGACCTTCCCTCCTACGCGGGCACGGCCGGCGGCCACGGCGGCGGTTACGAGCTGCAGACGGAGCTGCCGGTCGGGGACCTGGCGATGCACGTCGGCGCATCCGACGAGGACACCACGATCACCGGCATCGGCACCTGGGGCCATGGCGGCCACGGCAAGCGCACGTACAACAACACCGGCCGGACGAACGGCGGCGCCGGCACCTGGGGCGGTACGTCGACGGGAAGCAACGGGTCGAACGCGCCCTACGAGTTCCCGGCGGACCCGGGCGCTGCACTGCGCACGCTGCCGTTCGATGACCCCTACGACATCACCGGCACATGGGGGCGCGGCGGCGGCCAGATCACGAACAGCCCCGCGCCCGTGAACCCCCTGCCGGGCACCCCCGGACTGCTCGCAATCTGGTACGAGATCGAGGTGGCGTGATGGCGTCCGACTACCCCGCGAACTACGACGAGCTCGGCCTTCCCGGGCCGACAGACAAGCTCGACGACCCGGACGTCCAACACGAC